ATGACCGGCCATATTTCCTTGCGGTAATTGATTTTCAGTACCTGAAGTATTTAATACTTCACTTATAACTACTGGTGTTTTTACACCTGTAATATATTCAGGTCGTTGTAAACGAGAATCTGATGATTTTACTCCAAAATGAGATAAAATACTTTCAATATAACGAGTACCTCCACGAGCATTTTTTTCTAACCACTCTTGCAAACGATAAGCCCGACGTAAATCATTAATTGTAGTAGGTTCTACTTCAAGACCACCAGTAGCAGCAAATAAATCAGTCGAAGTAGTAGAAGAATTTGAACCAGGAACAAATACAGAATTAGGTGAACCAGTAAGCGTTGTACCGATAGGACTTGATTGATCATAATATACAGGTGCATTTTCAGCAATTTGACCTAAAGGAATATCAACAGCAGCACCTTTTTGAGCAAAAGGTAAAGATGCAGTAAAATAATCATGTTCCCATGCTCTATTTCTTAATTTAAGAAAACGATAATCATCAGCGACATTTAAATTATTACCATCTTTTAATTTATAATCAACAGGAGCAATTAAATTTTGGTCTCTATAATATTCATTATAAATACATTGATAAGCAGCAAAAGGCAAAGCACTTACATCATTACCAGATGTACCAGTAGAAGGAACTGGAGGAACACCCATATAATCCATAAATCTAGCCATAGTAGGCTCATCTTCATAAGAACCATAACCATAATTAAAATAAGGCGCAACAATATCAAGTCCAGTACCATTAGGACCATTATTAGTAATAAACTTTTCCCAATTATCCCATAAAATACGATTAGGAACAAAGAAATAATGCATAGTTACATCCATACGATGCATAACTGGAGCAGTCATAGGAGCAAATCTTATAATGGATTCACATGACAAATCAAATCTATCACCTGGTACACATTCCAATGTTAAAATTGGAGTTAATTCTCCCATGTTAGCTGAAAGCTTAACATCATGAGTAAGATCAAAGAAATTTTTATTAGGTTTCTTTAACTGAATTGAATTAAAAATATTCTTAGCCATAATTATAAACGGATTCCACCGCGTGACATGTAATAAGTTCTTGAAACTTTACTTCTCTTGCCGTAACCTTTACGACCGTAGGACTTACGCCCTTTGTAACCTCTACGATTTCTCATTTTCGTTTTGTTTTAAGTGAAACATTGTTATTTGAAGTAATCCGCAAATACTGTCTAACCTAGATGCAACTAGGGATTTTTGTTCATCTTTTAATTCCATATTCTCTATAGTTTTAATAGACTCTTGAATAAACTCTATAAATATTTCCATAATTACCAACGTCTACCGCCTTTTATCCATTTAATAATATTATTCTTTGCTTTCTGAATATCCTGAGCATTAATTAATTGAGAACCAATACGCATCAAATAATTATCAGTAGGTTGAACACCTTTTTCCTTCATTGCTTTTTCAATCTGTTGTAATGCATTTGTGTTTTTAAGATTCTTCACACGTTGTAATACTTCAGACCTCTGAGCATTAGTTAAAGCATTAACAGATTTTTTATTAGCTAAATCTTGAACAATATTAACTAATCCTTGTTTTCTTTCTTTCATAGCTAAGTCATGTAATTGATTAGCACGCATATTAGAAGCACCAGTTGAAATAGTATCCATTATTGCTTTACGGGTATTAGCTTTTAATCCATCTAATGTAGTTTTAAATAATTCAGGTTGATTATCTATTTCAAATTTCATCTTTTTATTTGCATAATCTTTACCTAATACATCAGCAGTTTTTAATAATATATCTTGGGTTAATACATCATTTTGCTTTTTAAGATTATCTGTTTGAGCAGTTTTTAAAGCAGTATCTTGATAAGTTTGTAAACCTTCAGCTAAAGCACCAGCATAATTAACTGGAGCAAGTTTAGCATTAGACATTTCACTACTACGAATAGCAGGAGAATTATCCATTTTTCCATATATAAGATTTGGATTCAATCCAGCATCTTTATATCTAGCCATTTGAGCTTTAGGACTATTATATTCATTTTGCATAGTCCAATCGGCAAGGGCATCCTTACGTTGTCTTTCATATTGTCTGTCATTATAAGCCATTTGAGAAGCATTAGCTTGACCTTGAGCAATTGAGCCACCTACGCTAGAAGCGCCTTGAATAAGCGAAGCAGTTATTAAGGGATCCATAGTTTTTTTTTTAATTGACATTTAAATATAGTGTTTTTTTATCGTTTTACACTACACTACGTTTCGTTTAGCACTCAAATATAACACTTTTTTTTAAATTAGTGTCAATTAGCACTAATACATCAAGGACGATTAGTGCTTATCGCCCCTCATCGGGGCTTTTGACGGACAGAATCCAGGGCAAAGCCCTTACGATTCCGTCTCGTCGGTTTTTTCAACTCCTTCATAGTTTTCCACAGAGTTATCCACATTGTTGATAACTTTTTTTCGAGATTTAATTTCATTAATCTCATTTGTATATAATTCCGCCAATTCCTGGCGTTCAGCTAAATCCAATGTTAATGGATTTGGAAAAGTATCCTCTTCATCATAATAATCATCAAGGCGACCGCCCACTGGGAGCCCCCTTGCATATCTTTCCAATATAGTCTTAATAGACATACTTTGATCAGGTATAGTCATTGAAGGCTGAGTAAATACTTTATATTTTTTAGGAAAAACATTCGCATTTAACGAATTTTTTACAGTAGGATACAACCATTGTGTAGTAACTGGTTGTAATAATGGAATTTCTAATTTGTTTTTCATAATTTTTCTAGTTTATCTCTTCCGAGTTGTGAATCATTATACATACGTCGAAATAATTGTTCGACTTGTTCATAATAAACTTTTCCATGGAGCTCACCATGTTCTTCTTTAAATTTTATATACTCTTGTTCAAATTTTTCAGGCATAGCCTTTTTAAAATGGGCACCAATTTGAAGTTTTTGGGTTTCAGAATAAATCCTATCCTTATAATATCTAGGCATAGCTATTTTTTTATTGTCTAACATAGGAACATAATTCCTTTCTAACAAAGAATTAGAATGCCATTTTTTCATAGCATCAGTAACATAATTAGCGCCTAAACCTTTTGACATTAAAGAAAATTCTTTAATTCTATCATCTCTTTCATGTTGTTTTTTCCTAGGTAATTTTTGCATGTATTTTAATACATAACCTATAGATGCACCAGTAACTGTACCAATATAGACATTACCAAGACTAGAACGCCTACCACCAGGCGTATAATATGACCATGCTTTTTCAACTTTTTCTGGATCAGCGTTAAACAATATCAAATGATAATGAGGGCGATGTCTTTTACCACCATATTCACCAATAGCATAATACTTCAATTTTCTGTCGGAATCTTTCCGTAAACGTTTCATAAATAATTGGACAGCACTCTTATCTAAAGTCATAAAGCCGTTTTCACTTATGGGTACGTATTTAGTATCATATGTTAATGTAACAAATAAAGCAGTTTCAGAAACATCGCCCTCTTTCATCAACCTAAAACTCCATCCCGATGTCCTCCGTTTCAAACAATTTGGACATCTACCACATGGAAGCGCCATCCATTCACCAGTAAATTTATGTCTCCTTGGAAACGGAGTTAAACATCGAGAAGCCATTATATAGTTGGAGTACCATACTTAGGCATTGGACGCACTGCCTTAATTTTATTTAATACATGACAATACAACTTTTGAGCATCAGGATCAGTCACTGCAAAAATACGAGAAGTCTCATCATTTGTACATTCAATAAACTCTTGAGACAATGTAGGTTCGTTTTCAAAAATACGACCTAAATGCCAATAATCTAAAGACGTTCTAAAATCACCAGCAACACGACTTGGCATATATTTATACTCTGCATAACGAGGAACATATCCAAATGTATCTTTTGCATTAGCAGTATAAGCATATAACTCTTGAACTTGAACTTCTTGTTCACCAATATTTGCAAAAGATGGCCAATAATAATCCAATGGATCTAACTTTAAAAAAGTTCTAGGAATACCTTGCTGATAAGCCGTTTTAGGCATAACAGACATAATACCAATAATATATCCATGTTCTTCACAATAATATGAACCTGCACGACCACTAGATACAGCAATACCATGACCAGCCATATTTCCTTGCGGTAATTGATTTTCAGTACCTGAAGTATTTAATACTTCACTTATAACTACTGGTGTTTTTACACCTGTAATATATTCAGGTCGTTGTAAACGAGAATCTGATGATTTTACT